TTAAGGGACACACTGTCGTCCCCAATGTAAAGCCAACCCAGAAGACGCCCGTATTTCCCAGTGCCACCAACAAGTTCAGTCCTAACAGACAACTCATCATCACCAGCCAACGTGCCTTCGAGTTTTTCTTTGAGCCAGTTGGTTGCGTCGATTCCAAGTGCTTTCTCCTCTAGGTTTCTCGTCCTTTTCTCTGGTGTATCAACGCCTGCAATTCTAACTCTTTCTTTCTTGTATAAATCAAACCCGAGGTCAATAGTGACATCGATAGTATCGCCATCAAGAACACGATTGATCTCCGTCACTCGGAAGTTGTAGCAACTCTTCCTGCTTGGTGGTGTCAATGCTCCCATGGGATTCCCTCTCATCTATTCCTAGTATGTATATGATAGTATAAACCGCACCAGCCACAGCAAGGATTACCATAATAATTACTGACCATACAGGATCAGCTGGATTATCTAAAGGGCGTAATAATAAATTCATCTCCAACTTTCTGCGCTAGGAATTAATTGATAAGACATTTTATCTCTTAACTTATTAACACGCTCTTCATTATACTGCTTAAAGTTTCCTCGCTTCTCAACTTTCTTGTAGTAGTGTAATGCATTAAGGATGATCGTATAGTCATCCATATCTAACTCAAATTTCATGGGTTTTTCGGGTCAATGTCTAATTCTATAAGATAAGTTGTCCACCAGTCTGGATCTCGTTTACACTTCCAATCTGGAACTGGTAGATTATGAAGCGAATACCAATCGTTAATCGCTTCATCGATAGTCTGTGCGATCTGTAAATTCCTCTTCATCCTCGTCAACATCTGCATATGCATTGTCCACGTAGGGTCCTCGTTTTCGTAGAGGTTCTTTTCCGACATAAGAGTTTTCTGTATTAACAGCAGACACCCATACGGCAAGTTTCATTACTAAAAAAATGATAACCAGTGGTGTAAAACAACCGATTAAAATTACTGGATTCATTTATGATTCCTCGCGAATGGTTCCCAATGTTCCCACCCATATTTATGAACGAGATCCATTCCTATAATAGGAACTACTATTAAGATCATTGATAGGAGACCTAAACTCCACTGATGTTCCATCGTATATCTAATAAGGATAAGCATTACCTAACCCCCATACTACAAACAGTGTTACAAAGCTGAATATAAAAAAACCTGTGACTCTTACGTGAGGAACTTTATCCATGGGTCGTCATTGTGAAGGCAAGATTTGGGATGCACCCAATCACTATTTACTTCTTCTAGCCTTGACTTGAGGTCCTTATTTTCGAGTTTCAACATATAGATTTCATGTCTTAACTTTTCAATTAGATTTAGATTCAGCGTCATATCGGTTTTTCCATAACTCCAGGAAGTATCGATCAACTTTATACAAGTCAGATCGAGAGGGTGTAAGTGTATCTATGTCTTCAGACCATGACTTACATACAGATCTCATCTCCATTGTAATATGATCTGGTCTAAACATTCTACCAAATGATGACATGGCAAATGCATATCTCATCTTAATGCGCTGTTCCATTTCCGTCATATTTGTCACTTTCATAGTAGACATTCTCACCCTTTCTGTACCCGAAATATGCGGTGGCACATATAAAGGGTAGTGCTCCGACAAGTAAGACATGTGCTAAAGTCATAGTGTTATTTTTAACCAAGGTAATAGTGGAGGAATCACTCCGACAAGTCGAAGTAAACCTTCAGCAAAAAGTGCGAGAACAACCCAGCCAACACACATACTAATAATTCCAGCATTACGATTGTGTTTTCGTATTGCATCGTCAATCATCTCCTGTGCTTGTTCTTTGGTTACGTAATCCTTACTCCACATGAACCACGCCAGTCATACCTGCACTTTGATGGGGACCACAAAAAAAGTTATAGTCTCCTACGTCAGCAAATACAACATCCTGTGTCTCTCCAGGAGCAAACAACAATGCTTCTCTCGAAAGATCGGGGCGAGCTTCTACAATGATATTATGAGGAGGTAGTGATTCATTCATGAAATGAACTGTGTCACCTGCAGAGATTGTGATCTCATTCGGCGTGAATACTAGGTTACCATTAGCACCCATTGATACATCTACTGCCCACACTGGAGCAGCAAAAAATAACACAATCAAAAACGTGATTAAAGATTTCATTTTGCTACGGAGTATTCTTCTTGATATTTTTTAAGTTTTTCAATCAATTCATAGTATTCGTCCCACATGTATTCAGAACCTGTCCCGTCTTGATAGACCTGACATGCTTTGATTAAGCGGTGTACATCAGTCTCGTTAAGCCGCATAATATTCTCAAAACTCATAGTATAATTATAGTTCTATTAATTGATATTCCTTTATTTTAACATACATTTAACAAGTATGTCAGCAATTCCAAGCACGTAATGATTTTGATAGGCGATCGTCACCCGTGTTGTTAGATTTTTTCTGCCTCTTTCTCATGCCTTTCATTCGAGCGCAGAAGGATTTCCTACGGGGATTTCCAACCTTTTTGCTTGGTGCCTTAAGGTCTGATCCTGGATTTTCCTTTTCATAAGATTTTCGTCCTTTTTCATTGAGTCCTCCTGACTTTTTCTTTCCTGACTTTTTGGTCCAGGCTGCTCCTTCGAGGACTGCTTCTTCAAAGTTTTTGACGGCGTACTTGTCCCAGTATTCAACTCCAAATCGGCAGACTTCTCTAGTCTCCCACTTTTCACATCCAGGGCAGTAACGTTTTTCTGCTGCTTCGGTGATGTCAATACGTAGTTGTTTAAAGGACTTCATATTTATCAATCCGACTCTTCTTGTTTATTTATTTGCTTCAGCATCTTTTGCAGATCTGCTGTGCTACCAACAAATAAGTTGTTTGTGGTCTTTGTATTTACAGAGTTTTTTGTAGGAGCATCGAGATCCTTCATCTTCTTCTGTAGATCCAGAAGTTTATCAGTAGTGTCTGCTACCTGCTTCATGGCGTTCACAGCGACTTCATACGCTCTAGGGTGCCCTGACTCCTGTGCAACCTCTAACGCCCCGTTGAACGCCTCCTGACCCTTGTCTATGAGGTTGTATAGTTGTGCTCTGGTATAGTCATAATCTTTATCCTGATGATCCTGCTCTTGTTTCTTGGGAACAGGCTTGGATGGTTGTGATTGTTCAATTGCATTATCTTCTTTTTCGACTTCGATATCAAAGATATCTTCCATGTTCTTTTCAAATTCTTTCATAGCAATTCAATTCCCTCATTAAATCCGAAGTCATCTGTACTGATAACAAGTGCATCGTCAGCAGCATTGATTACACCATCAGCATTTTTATCTTCCAATGCTTTAGGTGTGTATGAAAGTTTTGTATTTCTGTTGTCTGGCGAATCGTTCTTGTCTCCAATTGATTCGTATACAATTGCTTTCTTGATAACACCTGCTTTGGTGAATGGACCGTAGATATAAGATCTAGCTGTAAAGTTAAGAGTCCATACAATACTTCTTCTATCTAAAAAGTCACCGTCCCACTCATCTTCGTAGTTGATATTATTTAAATTAATAGCAACGTCTTTCTTTTCTCCCATTTCAGGGATCATGTTCAGTGTGATATTAAAGTTAGGCTGGAAGTATGGTAGTATCTGCTCAAGAATTTGCAAACCATCATCTTGAGACTTGGCAATGATACCAAGTTCAAACTCTATGTTATAAGGTACTGGTACGTATTGTACAGAAAGAGATTCTCCATCCGAATCAATAGTCTTCTTGAGACGTTGAGTAGGAGCAATTTTTCTAGTAGTGTCGTATGTGATATTAGTCATATCAAAATACAGACGAGGTACAGTAATTGCTACTTTATTAGTAACGTCTGGATTCTGCTCTAGTCTAGCTAGAAATTTATTTTTGGGTCCGTAAGCAAGAGGAACCTTCTCTGCTTCCAATACTTCCCCAGTAGAAGGATCTTTCTTTCTAATTTCAATATTATTGAATAGTGTACCGAAACCGATTACTGTTTTTCTAATCGCTTCGTTATAAAAATGTGGTCCTAACATCAAAATTCACCAGTAACGTTGCCATACTCTCCGAATGGATTCACTTCAGTAAAATCAAGTAAATCATTACCTGTAGTCTCAATGTATTTATTGTCGGCGTACTGGACGTTTTCTAGTGATAGATTATCTACAGTGACACTGTTCTGTACTGTTCCGCTAGTACCACCAGTGATAGATTCTCCTGGTGTAAAATTACCATTCCTATTAATAAGTTTAAGTTCATGAGTATCTCTATCCCAGAATGATACTTCTGCAGTAGTTCCTGTAGATCCACCAGTTACAATCTCACCTAATGAATAATGAGTTGTTGCATCAGTATCCATAGCAAGAGTAATTGAAGGAGCAAAGATCTCTTCGATGACATCAATCTCTTCAATGCCTGTCTCAAACTCATCATTACCAAGCTCGTAGATTTCTGCAGTCATCGTGTAGATATAGTTCTTACCTAGCTGGTAGAACGGTGCTTCTCTTTCTACAAACTTGATCTCATATAGATCGTTTGTGAGTGGTAGATAGATAAGGTCTCCCTCATTAGGTCTACCATCTACAGTTGTAACATCAGCAAACTCTTGGAATACCTGACTCCATCTGTTCTGTGATACCACCATCGTGATCTCATCGGTGATACGTAGACCAAACTTACTAATGAATTCGGACGGCGATCCAAATCCCTCAACATTAATCAGTAGCATTTCAATCATGTATTGAGTATTAAACTCGGAATACAAAATGTCATCTAGTGCTACATCTTTAATCATCTTCCGAGGAAGATAGTAAACGTCACTACCAAACAATCTAATCTGCTCATCCACTAAACTTTGGATAAGTGATTGCTCTGTACTAACACCACCGTGTTGAGGAAAGTAAATACTTTTCATCCGATCATATCCATTGGGGGAAGTTCATAGTAAGAAGAACTCTTCGCCATGAGAGCATCAATTTCTTTTTGTGCATCCTCAAACAGCTGTCTACCATTGAGTGATACACCACCAGGCAGTTGTACGTTATTAAATTTGATTAGGTTCTGACCCCACTGTCTCTTAACTAATGCAGTTAGATATTGCTTTATAAAACTATCGTTATAGACTTGATTAAAATCTTCTGGATTGAGATAACGTTGACAATCAATCAACAAATAATTACCTTCAATCATTCTTGCTTTATCAATATCAAGATACAACCTGTCTGATCTTTGATTAAATCTATACTGAACCAATGATCCAGTCTGGACAATCATGTCAAGTGTCTCAAAATATTGCTTGAGCATATAGTAATTTGACATATCAAAATTACCAAAAGCAAATCCTGATGAGAACGAAAAGATGTCCATCAGGAAGTATTGGTTATTCATACCAAAGAGATTGTTTCTCGCAAAGTTAGATGAGATACCCATCACTTTAGAAATGCCAACTATATGTTCTGGAATTTCAATAAAGTTTTTTCTAGTTGCCCAGGTAGATGCATCAGGAGCTGGTGTTGATGAAATTTCATCAGCACTATCAAAACGTGCTACATCGTCTGATGTAATCTCATGTTTGAGATACATTTGTTCAACGCCATCGAAATGACGCTCTCTATAGTATTGGAAAGCATCATCGATCAAGTCATCCAGTTGATCATCATCTACGTTAATTTCAAGAACTGGATGACCGAGACGCCTCAAACAATAATCTTTGAGTTGTTGTCTACTTGAGGGTTCTGCCATTAGTTACTCCTTATGCCTGTGCTTCAGACCAACGAATGTTAATCGTCGCATTAACTGCGCTACCAGAAGTTAGATAAGCGTTGATCGCTAGTACGTCTGGACCGTTGGGGAATGTACCTCTACCACCGATAGGAGTGTTAGTAAGTTCCTTCAGTTCTGATAGATCGATGTTATCTCTGGAACCAGGTGCTGCAGTGAATGCAAAGACCTGCTCTCCAGGAGTTGCTGCACCAGTTAGAGGTGCAAACACATACGTAGTAGATCCTGAAGTGCCAGCTCTAGTTCTGTCAGACAATCTGATCCAGGTTGTGCTATTATTTCTTCTGAAGATGTCAGCAACAGTGGTTCCTCCTCTCAAGTCACCACCAGTTACCTCAAAACCAATCTGTACACCACCGATGTCTGATGTATTAAAGAAGACATAGTTGGAACTATAATTTTGTGTACCAGCGTTTGATGCTGAAACTGGAGAGATACCACCGATGAAAGTAATATCACCACCAGATGCAATCTGTGCAAACGATGGTTGTCCACCAGAACCACCTGTATTCAAACCTGCCCAGGTAACATCGTTTGGATCGGTTGGGTAGTTTTTGGGATTGAGAACACCCTCAATAATGATACCTTGTGAACTTGATCCACCCTGTGCAGTAATCTCAATGTTCTTGAGTAGCAGCTGTGCTCGGTTGATTAGTTCTCTCTCACCTAGGTCACCAGTGATAGCATTAGCAACACTAGGCGATC